GATTTCCAACGCCTTCATTTTCAGAGTCCTTTGGTGTAATCTCCTGTAACCGCTCTACTCTCACATCCGTAACCTTAAGCCAGATACGCGCGGCTTCTTTCGGCATGTGGATGGATGGTTTCCACTTTGTAACATCGGCAATGTCATTTCTTTTCCAATCTTCGTAGTAATAGTATCCGTTATGTGCCTTTTTCCATGTTTCCCGGACATACAGGATATCGCCCGGCTCGCAAGGCAACTTAAAAAATTTCTCTCCATACCCATCTGCAAATGTACCTCTACACGATATGTACCCTTTAGGTGTAAAAGCGGTATATCCCCATACTGCATCATCAGGAATAAAGCCTTTTACAATTCTTCTCGTTGCATCTTTTCTCCCGTCTAGAATCGCCCGAACCATTTCTGTATTGAATAAAATCGGTTTAATTGCCATCCGTTTCACCTACTTTCTCAAAATAGAACTTTATCGGTTCTCTGTTTTCCTGCACCATACCGAATCTGACTGCGATATTGTATGTACAAACATCTCTTTTCAGTCTGTCAGGTATCTTCTGCAACTGCTTTCTGAATGTCTCTAAATCCATTGTTGCCTTATAACGGTTACATGAGCCACAAGACGGCATAAGATTTCTAATGTCATGTACATCGATACCGGTAAAATCCTCTGTGTACTCATAGTTTCTAAGGCAATGTAAATGGTCTACATTAAAGCCTTTTTCTTGTATTTCACATCCACAGTAGGCACAATGCCCGTTGTACTTTTTGTACACTAATTTTCTGACAGATTTAGGAATCGGTTTTCGCATCTGCTCCACCTGCCTTTACAATCTCCAACAAATCATCTACCAAATCCTTGACCTCATACATCATCATAGTGTCGTAGGATTTTGACTGCTGCTCTGCTGTTTTATTTCCATACTTCGTACAGTCTTTAAGGAATGCTGTGCGTTCTTCCAACTGATGCAAAACTCTGTCCGGGTCGTATGTCTTGCTCTCCGAAAATGCCTTTTCCATCATCTCTGCGGTTTCCTGCTCATAGTTACCACAGCAGGTACCAATATCCGCAAGACATCGTAGGAAGAACTCTGCAAATCGGTTTTCGTTATAGTCCACTTCAAATGCCTCTGGAATATCAATCAGTATTTTCATCGTTCGCCCTCCTGTTCCAATCTGTAATTGCTTTCGTTCGCTCGTCTTTCCCTGTTCTGATGCCTCCGTCCTGATCCATGTACATCTCACATTCATAGCTTTTTGGAAATTCTGTTCCGCATTTCATACATTTGATTTTGAACATTACCCCAACAGCCGAATGTGATGACTTATTTGTAATGGTTAAGAACATTGCTTTTCCACCGCAAAACGGGCACGGCTTTAATTCTTCACTCATACTTCATCCCTCCAATCAATGCGCTGCCCGCAATTCGGGCAATAATCATATCTATCATAATCAACCTCATAATGCTTACCGCAGGAAGGGCAAATCCATGTATCGTATACAAGTTGTCCGTCCGAGAATCCGTCTCCCTCGTAATCCGGTTTCTTTGCTGTCTGCTTCTCCACAGCTTTACGGCATTCTTCCACCGTGCCGATCTGGAGGTACTGTTGCACCTCTTCCAGTGCGTTTATTGCCATTGCATAAGCATTTTCAAAAGATTCACCCCATGATGTATCACATGGAATTGCTTTTCCAATTTCGTTACAATCATATTTTAATTCTTAAATTGCTTCATTCTCCGTCATGGCTACTCCTCCAACAGTTCCGGATTGTCAAATACGTTACCAACAACCTCATATTCAGTTGTATGCTCAAGCCTATGCTTATAATATTTTTCTCTAGGAATCGTACATATAATTTCAAAATCTCTAAATGTTATAAGAGTATTTACCTCACTATTGTTTATTTTTACAATATCATTCTCCCAAATCAGATTACCGTTCTTGTCTTTCAGTCCGGTGCACTGGCAAATTGTGGCTGGGGCTACCTCAAATGCCACAAACTGCAAACATCCTTCTTCTCCGACCTTATCACTCTCATTTACCGAGTTACCAACTGTATGAATAAATACTTGCCCTGTTACACCATCATCAATACGATTTCCAATTACCCATTCCCCGTTATCAATCCGCTTTCCACGGAATAAATATCTATCCTGCATCCTCATTCCTCACTTTCTTTCTGTAACCATGCCAATGTACAATCCTTACATACCTTGTCACTTTTTAATAAATTCCGCAGGACACATAATAGCGCCATTGCCAACTCCTCGTCCGTCATGCTCCTGATCCGGTCTGCGTTGGTCATTTTTGATTTGTAATTGTGAGCAAAAAGCCTTTTTTCATCCTTTGTAAGCCACTTAATCCATTTTCCACATTTATTACAATAAAGTCCTGTTTGATTTCCTTTCTCTTCAATAAAACCTTTTACAATTCCGCATTTATTACAAGTCACTGTCATTTTTCTTCCTCGCTTTCCTTGTACGGTTCCGGCAGTGGCATCCAAGCCGTAACCTCACATTTTTGCCAACCATTCGTGAAAAACTTCCCATTCCAAAACGCTCTGAATGGG